TTGGAAACCCTTAATGCTCCCGTTCTATTCTAAGTATGGTGATTATGGTCGTGGCTCGGAAGATAGCGGCGTATCCTTGCCCTATGTCATGTCAGGTATTAAGAAAGAACTTGTTGAGATGGAGCTTGGCGAAAACAAGAGCCACGACATTGCAGTTAATCGAGACAAGTTTGATATAGAACTCTTCTACGAAGCTGTTCATGAGAGCCGCCTGTACAAAACAGTCAACTGGGGCGGTGTTGATAAAGTTATGATGGATTTTGTAATGATCCGTAAGGACATTGCAGACGACATTCTTGCTAACTTCCAACGTGAAGAATATGTAGGTGGAGGCAAAGGAGACTGTGGGTGGGATAACAATTACCGCAGAGTTACATTTGCTAACATTCTAGAAGACTTGCCTGACTACATGGTAGAACTTACCCAAGCAATCAAAGATGAGAAGTTTTTCTTCCGTGACGGGTTAGACATTCTCGAATACGGTCATCCTAATAAAGTCAATGCTTGGATGCGTGGTGACAATTATCGCTATTGCCAAGTGATTCGTGTTAAGCACATTGTTGAAGAATTGATCCGAGCAGATAAAATTGCAGAAGCTACGGCAATTATTGTTGAATTTCTAAAAGCCAAGTACATTGATTGCTTCATGGAAATGACACGTCGCAATTGGGCGCCCGGCGGACACGAAGGCAGTCAAGGTAACGAGCATCATGGATATCGCATTATGGCAGAAGCTACATTGCGGGCACTTGCTCGTGAGCGTAAAGAATACGAGGAAGATGTAGATGAAGAGTTTTCGGAGTTTTAAATGAAGCTATTTGGTCGCAGTAGTGGCTACTATTTGTTCTGGACAGGGTTTATCTACTTCTGGGTAGGCATGTATCTTGCGTTCACGCATGCCGCCAATACAGAATATGCCTCGATGGCATTTGTACTAGCCCTTAGTGTCCCGCTTTGGTGCCCTCCTGTGGCACGTTATTTTAATATGGAGCCTGTTATGTTTAATTTGTTCGCTAAAAAAGATAAAGAAGATAATGTAGTTAAGTTCCCTGAACTTAAATCTGTTCCCCCTATGCCAGCAGTACAACCGCCTGCTCCAAAAGAAAAAGATCCTATAACATTTTATAGATTAGGGCTAACTGACAATAACCGTGTTTCGTTTAATATGGGTTATACAGAAATCACAATGAGTGCAAAAGGTTGTCAGCAAATGATTGATCAACTTACATTCTTCCAAAGTCAGCTATATGACGAAAGCGGTCCCGAAGATGATCCAGATGGCGGAGAGCCGGTACCGGTGCCAGAGGAAGATACAGAAGCTAAAGCTAAAAAGGCTGCTTAATGATTAGTTTTAATTTTAATCTACGAAACCCGTGGAGCAAAACATTTATTAAGAATCTGTTATGTCGGGTATACGATACACCATTTAAGAATAAGTTTATTGAACTAGAAGTCTACAGAGATTTTACTATTCTGGCTTTTATGTTTAACTGGACTCTTCGACAAAGTCATGCAGGACTAGATATTGAGTTAGGTTTATTTGGCTACAACATTCATTTCAACTTCTATGACAATCGTCATTGGAATACAGAAGAAGGACGTTGGATGTTTTATAATGAAGAAGAAGGATTACACTAATGAATAGTTTTAGAAATTGGTACATTCGCAACCAGGATGCGATCACATGGTTTCTTATCGGGTGGCTCACATGGGGCGGGATTGATCAGCTGGCAAGAGGCAACTATGGCTGGGCCGCGGCTGACTTTGGTTTAGCCTATTTTAACTACAAAATGAACTCAGTGAGGTTGTAATGAGTGGACGTGGATTCATTGCACAGCAGCCTTTGGAATGTTGCGAAATGTGCGGTAAGATAGACGAGTGCAGACCTTACGGTCCAAACAATGAAAATATTTGTTTCGAATGCGCTATGAAAGACGAAGAAACAACTACCAAGAAAATGAAGGAATTTATACTTGGGGAGAAGTAATTTGCCGGATAAATATTAGCTTATGAAGATAACAACCAGTGATAAAATTATAGCATACCTTGCCTTAATTAGCGGCTTGGCTATTTCTGCTGTCGCCGTATGGTACAGCGTAGCAGGATTAGTCAGTATTTTTGCCGCCGCAGTGACTCCTATTATTGTTATGGGTGTAGCACTAGAGGTTAGTAAGTTAATAGCCACAGTCTGGCTCAAATTAAATTGGCAACGTGCTCCATTGTTTATTAAGACTTATATGACTGCGGCTGTATTGGTCTTAATGGTTATCACATCAATGGGTATCTTTGGATTCTTATCCAAAGCACACAGTGATCAAAGTCTAGTAAGTGGCGATGTTCAAAGTAAGATTGCAGTATACGACGAGAAGATCAAAGATGCAAATCGCAAAGCGCTCAAACAGATGGATGAGGCTGTGGACCAGGTTATGGGTCGAAGTGCAGACGAAAAAGGTGCGGACAAGGCAGTTGCGTTACGTAAAGGGCAGGCCAAAGAACGCACTAGATTACTTTCTGAGATTACAGCCGAACAGAAAGTCATTGCCCAGCTTAGTGAAGAAAGGGCACCCATCGCCGCTGAAGTACGTAAGGTGGAAGCAGAAGTTGGTCCAATAAAGTATATTGCCGCTTTTGTATACGGTGACAATCCTGATGCTAACGTATTAGAAAAAGCTGTTACCTGGGTAATCATTATTATTGTATCGGTATTTGATCCGCTAGCAGTTATCTTATTGCTAGCAAGTCAATATAGTTTCCAATGGTTCCGTAAACAGGAACAAGAAGATCAAGAAGAAGGCCTGTTGCATAATACTGTTCCGTTGTATGTTGCTGATGTAGGCGAGAAACCTACAGAAGAAGAAAAGAACGCAATTGAAGAAGAGAGTGTTCCGTCTGAGGATGAGTTAGCAGAGGAAGCAAATAAACTAATTGCAGAAATCGAACCGGAAGAACCTGAAGTCATTCTGCCTAAAGAGCCTATGCAGTTCAATGATCCAGGAGAGCACCCCAATGATCTATACGGTACAGAAGTTGAAGAGCCGGAGCCTGTTGTAGAAAAGAGTATACTTGAACAACATCCCTATCTAAACCAGCCGTTCAGCCACTTCAAAGATCTTACACCTATGGTGTATAAATCAGAGGACCAAGTTAAGGTTGAGTTCGAAGCAGGAAATATTGAAAATTTAGATTGGGAATTAGTCGAGGCTCTTGAAGAAGAAAAGGCGGCACAATCAACTTTTCCAACAGACCCGATTAAAGGACAACGTTTTACAGATACTGTAAACGAACGTCAATATATCTTCAACGGCGCTGATTGGATTAACTACGACGAGTCTGACAAAGATGCAGTACGTGCATTAGAGCAGGCTGCTGAAGCAGAATCAAAAAAAAAGAGCTACATGATCAAGGATCAGGATCAACAGATCAAGAAGACCATAGAGTAACCTACGTTCAGAATTCTGAACAGAGTACTAATTCATTATGGGCTAGGATCAAACACAGAGACAGCTAATTATAACATAACCAACAAATGTCATGAACCTTGGAAAAATTAACTTAATTACACCGCCGGACAAATTGTTCAATTTAAATCCCGGCTATCTTTTAATCAAACCTAGTACTAAGGTTAAAATGCAGTTCCAGCAATTGCTAAGCCAAAGTATTGACGATTTGAATGTGTACATGTATGACACAGACGAAGTAGATGTTGAATGGATGTTAAGCGTTAGCCAACAGGCTGATTTTATCATTATCGACATTGATAACTGTGACTCTATCACTAAGCAATTTGTTAGCTTCTTGCTAGCACAACCAAATACCCACTATTTGACTTCAGATGAAATCACACCTTGGCACCTGATTAGTCGCAATAGGATATATAATTTAGACTGGATTTTAGATGCTCTAAAAGACCAAGAAGATGATGAACCAGAAGAGGAAACTGATGAGGAATAATCATATCAAAGGAACAGTAATTGTTCTAAAAGAAAACGAAGACGTAAACCGTGCTCTACGCCGCTTCAAAAATAAAATTGAAGACTTGGGCACACTTAAGACTCTTCAATCAAAAGAGTTTTATGAAAAGCCAACTACTGAGCGTAAGCGTAAGAAGTCAGCCGCAAAGGCTCGTTGGCGAAAGCAGTTAGAAAAAGAGTCATTACCTAAAAAAATGTATTGACCTTTGCTATTAAAAGTGTTATAATATAAGTTAACTTAAGAAAGAACTTATATGGCAAATACAGATTTAATGATCGACTTAGAAACTTTGGCAACGTCTCCGGACGCTGCCATTCTTACGATCGGCGCAGTAAAATTTGATCCGTTTGGAGATGATATTAATGATCCAAAATGTGAGAAGTTTTATGTTAGAGTAGACCTTGACAGTTGCGATGCGCTTGGACTAGTAACAAGCGACTCAACTATCGAGTGGTGGTCAAAACAAGATCAGGCAGCACAAGACGAAGCGTTCTCGGAAGTAGATCGAATTCCAATTACAGAAGCATTTAACCGATTGTACAAATTTGCGTGGGGTGCTAAACGCGTATGGTCACATGGGGCAGCATTTGACATTGTTATTTGCGAACATGTGTTTAATAAAATCGGTAAGGCAGTTCCGTGGCAGTTCTGGGAAGCTCGATGCACACGTACATTGTTTGACATTGGTATTAATCCTCAACGCCCACCAGTACTAAAACACCATGCGTTAGAAGATGCGTGGAATCAAGCAGTTGGTGTGCAAAATGTGTTTAAGACATTAAAGACAAGTACTACCAGTGCAGGTAATTACATTGCACCGTTTGCCCGTGAGAGATAATGGAACATAATCAAACATTTTTAAACGAGTACTTTGCAAAGAACTGGAACCCAGGTAAAGGCAGGGGATTAACTAGCCATGACAGGCTAGCAACATTAATAAGTGACAATGAATGGATCCTTGATGCAGGCTGCGGCACTAATCCATTCAAAGCATTAGGTAAGCAAGTAGTCGGAGTTGACCCTGCATTTGACCAGGCTGATGTGAAGTGTACTATTGAAGAGTATGTACCAGATCGTCAGTTTGATGTTGCAACGTGTTTAGGTAGTATCAACTTCGGTAGTGAAGATATTATTGCACGTCAGATTGCTAAAGTTGTAAGTTGTCTAAAACCTAAAAGTCGAATCTATTGGAGACTCAATCCTGGGCGCCATGATCACGATAACGAGGAGTGTGCAGACGTTCCGTTCTTTCCTTGGACGTTTGAAAAATTACGGGAGTATGCTACTAAGCATAATTATACACAAACAGTAGAGGAAATAGATGAGCATCCAACAAGACCACGGCTCTACGCCGAGTGGCATAGAACTACCTAATAGAATTTTCTTAACAGGTGTTCCGGGTAGTAGATGGAGCGGCATTGCACAGGCAATTGAAGAGCTCGAAGGGTTCAACACAAGTGACCGGACTCCTGCTAGAGAATTTACTCACATCGGATTTACAGGACATAAGGGCGCATACTTTGGAAAAGGTATGGAGTTTGAATCATACCTAGATCCGACGTATATAGATCAAGCATGGACAGAGCTCGGAGGTTGTAAAATTGTTAAAAGTCACGAGTGGGCAACTAAACTACAATCAATAAAGGATGTGTACCCCGAAGATTGGATCATGTTAGTTTACAGACCAGACATGTCTAGTTACGCATGGTGGCACGAAGCAGGCGGATTCAATATTAAGTATCCTAGTTATACCGCATATAAAGACAGTGCAACAATGCTAGGCGAAATAGCCAAGCAGAATAATAACATTTTGCAATTTGCAAGCAAATACGATCTAACTTGGAACTATTTTACACCCAAGTGGATTGAACAAAACTTTGGACAGACAGTGGAGATAAAAAGAACATGGCCAGATATATTAGTAACATTATTAAAATAATTGCAGTAGCACTAGTTACTACAATAGCACACGCATGGGAACCAACTAGGCCAGTTACTGTAACAGTGGGGTTTGCCCCGGGCTCAGGTAACGAAATGAGTTTTAGAGGCGTTAGTAGTATTATCGAAAAAGCTAATCCTAACGTTAAGTTTATTATCGAGAACAAACCTGGTGCTGACGGAGTTGTTGCGATGAACGACTTCATTACTAAACCAAACGACGGTTATCACATTTACGTGCCTAGTCATCAGGGAATTTGGGTTACGGCCGAATACTTCAATAAGCAAGCTGTTAAGTATTCTCTTGACGACTTTGATTATGTATTAAGTCTAGCAAAAAGTCCTCTTGCTGTAATTGTGCATAGCGGTAGTGATGTTAAAACTGTTCCTGAGTTTTTAGACAAACTTAAAAATACAAATAAACCTATTAGTATTGCAGCCGGCTCAGGTGCTCATAAACTTGCATTTGAATACTTGTCAACTAAAGTAAGCATTAATAAAAACTTGGTAAAAACTATCGGTTACAAAGGTCCCGCACAAGCTGGCCAGGATGTAGCGGGCGGACATGTTGAATTTGGTATTATTCCGGCAGCAGTAGCAGCCACTTTTGCACAAAGCGGAAAAATACGCATTTTAGGACTATGCAGTGAAAAGCCAGTTCATGGTATTAATGCTCCGCTAATGAATAAATGGGTTCCGGGGCTAAATGTGTATGCAGCGTGGGCTATTATTTTGCCCAAAGGAACAGACCCTGACATCCAGCAATGGTACGTTGACGAATTTAGTAAAGCAATTCGTTCGCCTGCCGCAAAACAATTCTTTGAGAATAACTATATGTTTTATGATGAACGCGAGTTAACACCTGCAGGACTTAGATACAGTATGGTTAAACTACGAGATCAATGGACTCCGATTTTAAAGGATTTTAAGTTGGAGTGAGATAAATAATTTTATAGGATGCTTCGGGTCCTATTTAATCTTGCTTAATTAAGGAGAAACATTATGAGCAAAGTCATCGGTATCGATTTAGGTACAACAAATTCATGCGTAGCGATTATCGAAAACGGAGTCGCAAAAGTAATTGAAAATTCAGAAGGCGCACGTACTACACCTAGTATTGTTGCATACGCTAATGATGAAATTCTAGTAGGCGCTAGCGCAAAGCGTCAAGCAGTAACAAATCCCAAAAATACAATCTATGCAAGTAAGCGACTAATTGGTCGTAAGTTTGCAGAAGACGCAGTGCAAAAAGACATTAGCCTAATGCCTTACAAAATTGTCAAAGCAGAAAACGGCGATGCATGGGTACAAGTAAACGAAGACAAACTAGCACCTCCACAGATTAGTGCAGAAGTGCTACGTAAAATGAAAAAGACAGCAGAGGATTACCTTGGTACAGCAGTTACTCAAGCGGTTATCACAGTTCCCGCATATTTTAATGACAGCCAGCGCCAAGCGACTAAGGATGCTGGAAAAATCGCAGGCTTGGAAGTACTCCGTATTATTAACGAGCCTACTGCGGCAGCTCTTGCTTATGGCGTTGATCGCACTGACAAAGCTGATAGGAAAGTTGCTGTTTACGACCTTGGTGGCGGTACATTCGATGTATCAATCATTGAAATCGCGAATGTCGACGGCGACAAGCAAATCGAAGTATTAAGCACTAACGGTGATACATTCCTAGGCGGTGAAGACTTTGACCAACGCATCATGGACTACTTAGTCGACGAGTTTAAGAAAGAGTCAGGTGTTGACTTGAAGAACGATATGCTTGCATTGCAACGCTTGAAAGAAGCTGCTGAAAAGGCAAAGATTGAATTGTCAAGCACAGCAAGCACAACAGTTAATCTACCATATGTTACAGCCGACGCAACGGGGCCTAAACACTTGAACGTAACCATTAGTCGTGCTAAACTAGAAAGCCTAGTTGATGAACTGATTCAACGTTCAGTAGGTCCATGTAAGACAGCTATTCAAGATGCAGGCGTTAGCTTGTCAGACATCGATGAAGTTATCCTAGTCGGCGGTATGACTCGTATGCCTAAGGTACAAGAAACAGTTGAGAAATTGTTTGGCAAAGCACCACGCAAGGATGTTAACCCAGACGAAGCAGTTGCCGCAGGTGCTGCCGTCCAAGGTGCTGTTCTAGCAGGTGATCGTAATGACGTTCTATTGTTAGACGTTACACCACTAAGCCTGGGCATTGAAACAATGGGTGGTATTATGGCCAAGCTCATCAATAAGAACACTACAATTCCTACTAGAGCAAGTCAGACATTCAGTACTGCGGAAGACAACCAACCAGCCGTTACAATTAAGGCTTACCAAGGCGAACGTGAACTAGTACAACACAACAAGTTGCTAGGTGAGTTCAACTTAGAAGGCATTGCACCTGCTCGCAGAGGCACTCCACAAATTGAAGTTACACTTGACATTGACGCAAACGGTATTATGCACGTGAGCGCCAAGGACAAAAATACTGGCAAAGAAAACAAGATCACTATTAAGTCTGATTCAGGCTTAACTAAAGAAGAAATTGAACGCATGGTTCAAGAAGGTGCAGCTAATGCTGAAAGCGATAAAAAGCAACGTGAACTAATTGAAGCACGTAACACAGCCGAAGCACAAGTACACGGTATCCGAAAGGATATGGAAGAAGTTGAAGCAGACTTGTCACAAGAAGTTAAGGATAAAGTCGAAGCTGCTATCACAGCAGTAACAGACGCTATGCTTACCGACGACAAAGATGCTATCACGCAGAAAATTAGCGACCTATATGCCGCAGCTCAACCAGTAATGGCAGCGAAGGACAAAAAGGATGAGGCTAAGAAAAACGAAACTGAAGTAGACGCAGAGTTTACAGAAGTTAATTAACACAGACAGACGTAAATAAATGTAGGGCGCTCAGGTGAGGTCCTACACAATTCTTGCTTATTAAAGGAGAAACATTATGACACAAGTAAGCCGTTTTGACACAAACAGTTTAGCTCAACTTAACAGAGCCCTAGTTGGATTCGATAGATTATTTGATGGATTCGAAACACGTTTCGCAAACCAATTATCAAATAACTATCCTCCACACAACATCATTAAGACAGACGAAACACACTATGCAATTCAAATTGCTGTAGCTGGATTTTCAAAATCAGAAATTCATGTAGAAGTTGAACAGGAAATTTTAACTGTTCGAGGCGAAAGCATGACTACAGAATATCCTACAGGTGCATACCTACATAGAGGTTTGAGTAGCCGAAACTTTGAAAGAAGTTGGCAACTAGCCGAACACATGGTAGTACAAGGTGCTGAAATCCAAGACGGCGTCTTAACAGTTACACTCGAATACGTCATTCCTGAAGAAAAGAAAGCCAGGGTGATTGACATTGTAGAGGTTAAGTAATATAATAAGGGGAAGGAAACTTCCCCTTAACATTAACTACTCGGAGAACAAAATGAGCGCAACAGATGTAAAACTTGACGAAAAGATTAAACAGAAAATTGAAGAACCAAGTCGTTGGAAAGTAATCCTATTAAACGACGATCATACTCCGATGGACTTCGTTATTGGCGTACTAACTGAAATTTTTAAACACACTCAAGAAACTGCCAAAGTTATTACTATGCAGATTCATACAGAAGGCAGTGGCGTGGCAGGAGTTTATAGTTTTGAAATTGCAGAAGTGAAAGCAGTTGAAGCAACTAATCTAGCTCGCGGTAATGGCTTCCCACTACAAATTAAAATGGAAGAAGAATGAGTCTAAAAGACATTACTAAAGACCTTCACCACGAGGCAGAAACAACCAAGTTTGCTAAGATGCTACTCAGTGGCAAGATTGGCAAAGAAGACTACAGAAACTATCTGTACAACTTGTTAGCAATTTACGACCCAATCGAATGGTACTGCAAGCGTCAGGGATTTCTTAACGACATGCCTGACTTACCTCGCTTAAAGGGCATCTATGCAGACTTTCAAGAATTAGATGACGGTACCTACTGTTATCTAACTCCAGCGACATTAGAATATCAAGCATACTTACATGCACTAGGAAATGACCCAGAAAATAAACATCTTATTAAGGCGCATCTATATTGCCGCCATATGGGCGACTTATTCGGTGGTCAAATTATCAAGAAGCAAGTAGCACATATCAGTAGTGGTAAGTTCTACGACTTTGAAAATGCTGATTCAATGAAGGTGGCGATTCGTGCTACACTAACAGATGACTTAGGTGACGAAGCTAAAATAGCATTTGAGTTTGCTATTGCTATGATGCGAGATTTGTATCGTGGGGAGTAATGTATGGGATACGCTGATTGACATTCAGCACTTACTTGAAAGGAAGTTCAATGAAACAGGCACAGAAATCTTTGAGCCGGGTATGGATCGCTTCAATAGCCCTGGTTGGGTTAATCGCGTTTGGTCCAGTAGCAGTTATCGTAGGGCTCACGTTGATGTTGTGGATGCTAGAGAAACCAAAGGTCTCTGGATGATGCACTGTTGTGTATTTCCGCATACACACAACCCTGCTCCGATTTTCGGATTTGACGTAGTAGCTGGCAAAAACAAAATTACCGGATGTTTTATAGATTACAGTCCAGCTGGTGATCCTGCACATCCTATGATCGAATACTTTGCTGACGAAGTTAGTAGATACGAATGGAATAAACCTCGTAAATTGCCTGAATGGGCAGAACGTATTTTTAGTAAGAGCATGGTAGCCGCGGGTAATGTTAGCAACGAGGACGAATTAAGGCAAATTTCTAGCCTTGCTAATATCCTTGTAAATCACTACCTAGAATGTGTAAGTGAGACTAACAATACTACAGAAAATACCACTGATGCGCAAAATTATTACGCACAGAACCAAAAACAAAACCCACACACGCCTAAAGTTATGGCTAGTTTAGGCTTAAACGAAGACGATGTAGCTGTGTTCATTCAGGACTGCTTGTTCCCCGAAATACGCTAAATACTGTACTATGAGAGCAAAACAGTTTCTATCCGAGGCCGGCTTGGCCAAAAAGACATTTTATGTTAAAGATCGTCTGCAAAACTTAATCAATCGCCTTAAAAAGCCGGGTGAGAAATTTCTAACGGTAGACGGTGACTCTATTGACGTTAAAGCAACACCAGACGAGATTAAGTATCTTATCAATTTGTTAAAGACAAATTATGATGCACAAGGTACAATTATCAGCAACACTAAGATGCTTAACACTATCGGCGGTGTTCCAATCTCTAAATTGATGAAGACTAGTGATTTTGGTGGCCAAGCAGGTATTAGTGCTACTGGTGAAAGCGAAGGTACACCAAATATCGGACCTACAGTTGAAGCTCTAAAATCAATGGCAATTTTTTCAAAATTAATTACTCGAGGTAAATCAACTATTACTTCAGATGATGTGCTAAAAATTGCAGGCATTATGAAAGAACGTGTCAAACTAGTTAAAGAAAAAGGCAAGGCAGTTTCTACTGCGTCAAGTTCTTACAGTAGAAAAGTATATGATACTTCTAAACAAGTACAAGACACTATTTCTCTAGATATTCGTTTAAGTGCTCCTCCGTTCCAACGTGCTGTAAATATCAGCCCAGCTGATAAGAAAGCATGGGGTACACTACAAGGCATTATTAACTACGTTAATACAGAAAGCGATATAGCAAAGTACAGTAGATTCTTCTCGTCTAATAACAAACGTGACCCTGTTAATATTGGAGTTGTTGGTATTAGTGGCGCTAAGGCTGATATTGCAACTACATATACGCAACCGGATGGTACAGAACGCCCATTGAGTCACTTGAGCATGAGTATTAAGGCTGGTAGCTCTATGTATGATCAGGCCAGCGGCATGAATACTGACGGTATCGAAAAGTTTTACGAAATTCTTGGGCTTAATCCACTTGACGCTGCCGATGCTATGCGTCATACTAAGTTCCAGTCTAAAGTAGATCGAGTAGAAGACACCCCAGAACAAGCTAAGGCCCGGGTTGAAGCAGTTAAACAAATTTATGAAATTGTAGGTATGCAATTGACGCAACGTATTAGTCAATTAAACGATAAGGGCGAAGCAGAGTATGTTCATGAATTCTTAGGTAGATTAAAAAATTCTATTCAAGGTAATGACAAATTAGTGTATGTAAACTTTGATGCCAAGGGAACTTATAACAAGTTAAACCCTCAATTAATCACGACACTTTCAAAACATATTGACTTAGATGTAACAGTTGATATGAATTCTAAATCAACACCTTACATTTATATCATTGACAAGATTAGCGGCAAGTCAGTTATGCATGTTAGACTTGCAATTTTAAAATCTGGTAGGATGACGCATACATTTGAATTAGATTATTTGTTAGATTTAATTAGAGATGCTAAAGCTGCACAAGCAACTGCCGCTACTGCCGCAGCACCTGCTTCTGCTCCTGCTACACAGAAACCGGCTGTTACTAAGCCATTAGGTAACCCAGCTGCAAAGCCAGCTAAAATTCCAACAAAAGCTAAAGTTGCAGCGCCTGCAACTGCACCGGGCGATCAGCTAGGCGACGAGCCAGAAGAAGTTTAATAGCTGTAGATTATTATCTCCTTCTAGTTGTAAATAATGCAACTAGAGGGAGATTTTTTATGAGCTGGTTTAAACGCAGACCCCACGTTAAGACACCCCCAAAAGCACACGCACACCATACTAGCCCTGCATCTGAAAAGATTCGAAAAGAACGACAGGATGCAATTCGTGGCAAAACCGATAAAGATCAAAATAGTAAATAAACTATGAACTATACAACATGGTGGCTTGATCAGTATGCTAGTACTGCATTAAAAATGTATTACTTGCCATATTTTATCGCAGGCAACATCGATAATTGGAAAGACATATACAAAAACATATGCCATCCAAAATTTTTAAATTAAGTTTGTTCTAACGCAAGAATAAGTGCTCACTTAATTAGCATTCTCTCCTCAGTAAATAGTAATAAGGAATATCACGGTTTATCTGCCGAATCATATTCCTAGGAGCAAAAATGAGAAGAATAATAATAATGGGCGCCATGTTTTGCCTGCTGACCTCCAACACGACTGGTCAGACTGTATATGACTCAAGTACGTTAGTCGATACAAACAGCACATCTAACAGCACTAGTACAGTTAACACTAATAACACTAGTACCAGCACGGCTACTAGTACAAATACTTCTACCGTAAACAGTACTAACGTTAATACAAATAATAACGCAAGTACTTCTACATCTACCAACGTTAATACAAATAACAATATTAACAGCGGTACACAGACGTTTAATAACAACAACGTTAACTCTGGTACTATGACGTACAACAACAATAACGTCAATACTGGTACAATGACTAACAACAATAACAACGTTAATACATCAACATCTACCGCTACTAACACAAACTATAATGTGAATAGTGGTACTATGACTTATAACAACAACAATAATACCACTAGCACCAACGTTAATACAAATAACAATATTAACAGTGGTACTATGACTTATAACAATAATAACAACACAACTAGTTCTAATACAAACAATAATAACAACGTTAATACTAGTACTAGCAATAACGTAAACCAGAACATCAACTCTGGTACAATGACTAACAACAATAACAACGTTAATAGTTCTACTAGTACAAGTAGCAATACAAATGCTAATAACAACGTGAACCAGAACATCAATAGTGGTGACATGACTAACAGAAATATTAACACCTCTGATATTACTCAGCGTGTTATTCAACCGCCTCCAACAGCGGTTGCGCCGGCAATGATGAGTGGTGGTAACAATGATCTATGTACCACAGGTACATCAGGTTCTGTACAAACACAAATTTTTGGCGTATCAGGCGGTGGCACTGTTCGTGATATGAACTGTGAGCGTTTAAAATTATCTAAGACACTATACGATATGGGTATGAAGGTTGCTGCGGTTGCTACTATGTGTCAAGATCGTCGTGTTTTCGATGCCATGATGCAAGCTGGCACTCCATGCCCATACGATGGCAAGATCGGCACACAGGCTAAAGCAGGTTGGGAAGCTAATCCAGAAAAACTACCAAAAGTAGATGAGGACAAAATAGATGACACTTACAAGAAAGTTGGCATTGGCAGCTTGCTCGGTATTGCTGTTTATAAGCTGTTCGGCTTCTAATGCGCAACAGGTTGCCGGAACAGTAGACCCCACAACCGGCAACCTAATTACTAATTCCTGGCAAGGAACCACGTCAGGTAGCTATGGCGGATTTTCTGGCGGCTATATGCCAGGCCATGTTGCAAGTGACAACGCTGTTGTATTCGGCTATAGTGAAGGAACAGCAAGTCAAAGCATAGCTATTAATTCTGCACTAGCTGCCGGCGGCGCAGGTATTGAACTTAAGGGCTACAACTATTCTTGGTATTACTATAACAACGGTGACAATCGAGGCAGTCTTACTGGCAATATCAGTCTAAGGAGTGCCACTGGTAGTGTACTAGAGTCTTACAATTATAATATGCCACAGCTAGGCATTGGGAATTGGATTCCACAAAGCGGTAGTCAAGTATTCACTAACCAGTATCAATTAAATCAAGTATCTACTCTTGATGTAAGTTTTACAGGCAAGGACGATCGTTGGTGGGCGGGATATTACGGTCCTGCTATTAAGGCTGTCAATGTTAAGTTAGTATACGGCGTAGATCCTTGTGCTACCAATCCTGCATACAGTACAACCTGTGCAGGGTTTGATAAAGTCGTAACTAGTAACAACTTAGTTCCAAATCCTACTGCTTATGCTTACGGCGGATGGAGCATTAATCAAAGCTATGCAATTAACACAGCATTATCTAGTGCCGGATCTGCGGCACAAATACACGGATTCCAGTGGGGCTATGTTGCTAATGCTAACGGCCCGTACTGTAATTCTTGGGACATGGGATTTCTTGGCTGCTGGGATTTTAGAATTCCTAGCGTGAACACCAATGTTAATATAACCAACTCTGCAGGTGCTAGTTTGTATAACGTGTCTCGACAGTATACAAACAGTTACAATACTACTAACTATTCGTATTTGTTCCCAACTAGTCAAACTATGAGTACCCTAGGTAGTTTTAATTTTACTGGTAGCACTAATGATCAGGGGTACCTTGGTAGTATGTGGAGTAAGGCCATTTATACAGTAGATCCTTGCGCAGCAAATCCTCTCTATAGCCCAACTTGTAGCGGTTATGGTGCAGCGTTTGCGCAATCACTGAATACTACAGGAACAACTACAACAACTACTAGTGTTGTATCTACAGATCCTGCTATGACAACTACAACTGCTGATACAACCACAACAGGTGTTGTTAGTTCTCCTACTGCTAGTTCAACTGCTAGTACAGGCTCTACACCATCTACAACTACTACAGCTAGTACGTCTAGTACAGATCCGTCAACAGGGACTACAACAACTACAACGGCAACAACTACTACAAACCCAACTACAGGTGCTAGCACAACTGCAACATCTGTAGCAACTGCTACACCTAGTGCAAACAATCCACAGCCTAAAGTTGGTGAAGTTACAACTGCTGGTTCTGCTCCTAAAGCTACTGCCACAGTTTCAACATCGCAAGTGTTGTCTATGATTAGTTCAAACAATGCTAAAGAATCAGCATTAGCAACTTCTGTCGCAGCCACGGCAGTAAGTCAAGCAGCAGCAACAGCTACCGCGGCAGTTAGTCAAGCCGAGGCAGTAGCAGCAGCAATGTCTTCACAGAGTGCTTCTAGTAGTACACAAACAACTACATACTCAACAGGTACTGGGTTATCAACTGGTCCTTCAAGCGGTATTGGTTCTGGATTTGCTATGACTGCTTCACCACAACAAGCAATGAACAGCAGTTACAACGCTGCAAGAGCAACTGACATGTCAAGTGCTTCAATTACTTCAGCGACATTTGGTTCTGTATCTGTAAGCACATTAGCACCTATGTCAAGTTTTAGGACTGGAGACTCGTTTAGTGGAACATTTAATTCTGTTTCACTATCGCCAGCAGTATCTTACAGTTTAAGACAAGACCAATTGAACAAGCAACAAACTGAGATAGAACAACCGAAGGCAGAAGGAATTAAACTAACAGGCTTCAATTCAGTATTAAGTACCTCTTCCACTACTACTGTACAATCAACTACATCTGAACAAAAAACTGATGCGGTTAAGAAAAATGTACAGGATAATTCCGCAGCAGGCGGAGTCAGTATTGCAGCAATGGCAACTGTTCCAGTTGGCTTTGCTCAATATGCTGTGACTCTAACAGATGTCGCGTTCTATACACCAAAAGAAATTTATAAAAATCAAAGAACAGTCGACAATGCTAGGGCTCAAAGATTACTAAATGGAGCCAGCGATCGTGTGTATCAGCAAATGGTTGACCAACAATATAACTTAGGAAAATAAAATGACAGAAGAAATTAAAGACGTAAATGCAAAGGTTGACGAATTAGAAGCAGCCGCAAAGAAGTACGCTAGTAAGGATACAGTTATAAGCATTGGAGGGTATGAATTTACACCTGCTAAGTTAATGGTTGCATTCACTATCGTTTCTTCTACACTAGGTGGATTATACGGAGTGTTTGAAGTATACAAAGACTACATGGGAATGAAAGATAAAATTGCCAAGTATGTAAGCCCTGACTTAACTGAAATCTATAAAAAGTTAGAAGTATTAGATGCTAACACTGAAAAGATGACAGAGTATACCAATAACATCAAGAACGATCTTAAACAAGACGTTCGTAGATTAGAAGGTGTAGTTGAAAACGTAGAGCGTTCTAGTAAGACCGATCAACGTTTAACTGACTCCGGAATGAAAGAAATTAA